CAAGCAGAAGACGGCATACGAGATCTAGTACGGTCTCGTGGGCTCGGAGATGTGTATAAGAGACAGACTTAGGCCAGCCTGGATGTAGGCTTCTTTTGCAGTTGTCTTTTTTCCGTCCTTGCCTTTTTTCCCACCATAGTCACCTGGACCTTTTTTGCCACCAAAGCCGAGATCTTTCCCTTTTTTATTGCTGCCATACGAAGGTTGTGTTGCTAACCACTGCGCTTCTAGTGCAGCTCGTCTATCCTCTAAGTTTAGATTGGATACCTTTGCTCCTGCCTCTAGCCCAGATAGTTCAGCCTGTAGACTCTGGTACTGTGGGCTAGTAGTAACATCCTCAAAGCCTTCCCACATTGTGTTAATGTCAGCAAGCTCAAGCGCAGAATACTGCGGACGATAACGAGACTCGGCCTCTAGCATTCTTTGCTGTAGGCGTGGGTCAGTAATTCCCTGATAGTTGCCAAATCCTTTGCCAAACATATACTCACCTTGAGCTTTAGCATAGTCAATTGGTGGTGGTGCTTTTGGTGATGATTTTTTACCCATAATATACTCCTAATCTTTTGCGCTTAATATTTTTGAAAATAGTTTAGTTGTGTAATTCATTTTAGTTGCTACTCCGCTCTTCATTCGTAGTCCAATCAGCTTCTTCCATAGGACGTTTGGTTCTTTTGCTATGATACCCAGCGTGACCTTTTTGAATGCTGCGTTATTCTTGGCATAGAGAAATGCCATAAAGACGGAGTCCCCGTTGGGCTTGTCCATCTGCCAGCACTTAAGCATATCCCAAGTATCATCATTGTCGCAATTATACCACATCAGTACACCTTCGATTTCCCCATCTTCATCCTGTTCGCAGATGAAAGTCCCCTTTGCCATATGATAACCAATTAAGATTCGGACGTGCTCAGGGTCCCAGTCGTCCAATACTTCCCCGTACTTACCGCTTGAGATAAACTCGTGAACCCGATCAATGAAGCCAATGGCTTCCTCTTGCCCACCTTTTTCGAGGGTAACTTGTACTGACAGGAGTAAGGGGTTTCCTTTCATTAAACTTTAAGGGCTTCCTTTTGCGTAGCGTTTTGCAACGCTAGTTGTACTGACTGGAGGAGAGGGTTCATTAATGTCCTATTGCAAAGTAACGGCTCTTGTCGGTTGCTACTTGACTATATGAGTCAAATTTAGTAGTTGTTACATTAAGCGCTGAAGGGGAGTATCGACTAAAATTAATGTCCGTCATCGTTATTGTTACAGTAGGTGCTACCGTGAAGTTTACGCCAGCAGGAAAAGTTACAGGGTCTTCTCTAACTGCTACCTGAGCATCTCCCCAAGCCATTTTCAATCCACTTGGAAACACTTGATAACCAGCGGACTGTCCATCTTCAGTTGTAAAACTTGAACTTGACGCTAACGTAACATCTACATAAGCCTTGATACTTTCGGAGGTAGCCAATGTAGTATCAGTAGCCGTAGCCATTGTGTCGTCATCAATGACATCTGTCAGCTTGGCAAATGTTACGTTAGCGTCAGCAATCTTGGCTGTGGTTACGTTAGCGTCAGCAATCTTGGCTGTGGTTACATTAGCGTCCAGGATCGTATTTGTAGTAACAGCACCTGTAGCTAGTTTAGCAGCGGTAACACCGCTGTCACGAACCGTAATAGCTCCGTTAGCGTTTACGATTGTACTAGCGTTATCAACAGAGTCAGTCCCAAAGGTAGCTCCGTCTACTAAATCATTAAGCTTGCCCGCTGAGAGTTGTTCTCCGTTGGAGAACGCTGTTCCTTTATTTATAATGGCCATAATTTAAATTGTTCGTGTCCACATATGGACTGCTATGTATGGTTGAATGTTATTGTGAGCCACATCACCACCAGTTGATGCGGTCGTTATACTTCCTGCTGTATTAGGGTCATATCCACCTCCGCCCTGATCACGATCATAAACGTTACGTGCGTTCATATTATTAATAGTATGATTGTGAGCGGGTATCTCATCTTCAGTTAATGTATGATTGTACTCGCCTCCAGTATCACCAGCAACAAACGTTTTGACCTCTGGGGTTGGTTGATCATCTGTACCTTCGCCTACTCCAAGTAAAATCCGACCAGTGCTAAATTCAATCCAAGTGCCAAATCCTAGCAATGTTCCTGGGTTAGTAGCAACCGTTGCATTCATATAAATGGAACCAACTGGATAGGCTAACTCCAAAGCATCTGTTGCTAACTTAGCCGCCGTAACGCCAGCATCCTTGATGCCAAGCTTGCCCGCATTAGCACCACCAGTAATTAGCTCAAGGCTTGTTTCATCCGCTGGGTCATTGAATGTTGCTGCATCAGCAATATCCTGTAGCTTTGTGTTTGTGACTGTATCTGTTGGAGTAAACGTCTGCCCTGTATTAATGATGGCCATAATTATTGTACGCTAGTTGTTGATCTTGATGCAGGTGCTCCTGAGACTTTTATTCCTCGGACTCTTGGGCGACCCTGTGTATTATTAATTGTAAATTGAATGCCGTATCCTCGGCGGTTACCTATTCTACCACGGACGGAAACATCTTCGTCAATGTCGAGACTTCCACCAATGTATGAACTCAATGTATTAAGATTTACCTCTGCGTCAATGTTTTCTACTTCTGCTGAAATATCAAAGTCGGACTGCTCTGAGGCACTGGACTGCACGTGCATCTCAAATTCACTCCAACGCTTACGACCGAAGTCATTAAAGGTAAACTGACGAGTAGTTACTTCAGCGGGGATGCTGTAGATAACGCCCTCCTGTGCTCCTTGTACTGGAATAGTAGTAGCCAGTCGATCAACGCCATCTGGCCGAGCATCAACCCTGTGAAGCCCTCCAAGGGCATTCACTGCGTATACTGCACGGTCACCTTTCTTACCTGCTACAATTAAGTTCTCGATGTCCCAGTCCACATCAGAGGTGCTATCCACGGACTCCCACTGCTTGTTAATAAAGTTAAAGACAAGGATGGTATTATTTACGGTGCTTGATCCAGTCGGAACAGCAATGTAGTAGCGATTGTTGAAGTAAACAGCTACGGACTGATCCCAGTACTGACGGTTAATCTTATCAATGGTAGTCTGAATGCTACTACTTAGTGGTAGTTCGCTACCACGAAGGTTGTACAGATCCTGGAAGTTTGCTCCGTATACACCATTGTCAGATAGGAACATTACGTTGTTACCAATTTGAACAATTGTCTTACGGGCCAAGCAACCTACTTCGTTTGTAATTAATTGAACACTTGAGTTTTCGGGGCTGCTGCCCTGTACCAAGTGAATTGAATTACGGTTAAATACTACTAGCTTGTCATCCGCAAAGGACAGTAGTCCAACGTTAAAGTCCGCAGTTCCAGCATTGAACCTGTACTGATTATAAATCTGGTCATAGGTATCTGCGTCCAAGATGTCCGACACAATGATCTCATCAAGGTTATCACGTACGGTGTATTGCCCTTCTGAATCATCAACCGAATAGCGATACGGCATAACCAATCTACGCTGGTGATAGGTAGCATATGGTGGAGCTGGCATATGGGTGAAGCCCAGTCCGACCGAAACTCTCTTGGTAAAGATAGGATCAGTCAATAGGGACTTACCGTCATTTACGTGCGTAGTAACTGTGCGTGAATCAAGTACAAACTGGAACCCTGCATTAATTGCTGCACGAGCATTTGCTCGTGAAACTGCGGATGGATCAGTATCAAAGTCAGCATAGATAGTAAAGGTAGTAGAGCTTGGTACTCCTTGAGCAAAGAACGGTCCATTGAAAAAAGTACCTTTGCTATTTCCATCATCAACCCAACCATCCATAATGATGGGTTCACCACTCACTAAATTATGTGCTGCTCCTGTAGTGAGAGTATATTTATAAAAACCCTCAAAGTCCCCAGGTCCTTCTACCCCATCATTAACAGCATCATCGATAGTGGTAACGGCTGAACCCAACGTGAAGACTTTATTTACAACGTAGTCCTGACCAATAGTAAGTCCAGAGTCTGCGCCTGTTACTCCGCTAATACTTGCTGACATTACAGTAATATCATCCCCCACCTTTACATCGTGAGACCCAGAAACTGATGCTATACTATTGGTAATTGCAAATTCTCCAGGAAGGCAATCAATCTGAACTGGCTGCGTGTATACTCCGCTTTTTACTAAACTAAATCCAGAGCGAACTGTACCAGTTCCTGTGCCTATAGCATCAATTGTAATAATATCATTAACTTCATAGGTTACTGCCGTAGTTCCAGCAATTGTGTTCCACTGCGATTGAGTCGTGTCACCCAAGTCAGTAATCAGATATGTATTATCTAAATTAAGGTCTGTTAAATTAACATTACTAAAGCTTCCGTCCCATTCTAGCGCAGTCTGACCATCACGGAACAAGAACACCTTGTTGAAGGCTTGAATCATATCCGACAGCGGAGGTGCTGTCTCTCCACGCTTGTACGGAAGGTCATATGTAACTGTTGGGTCCGCTAGGTTAATGGCCAGTGCGCTTACGTTTGATCCTAGTAGCACCCACTGACTTGCGGAATCATTTGGATTGCTATAAGGAGTACTAGCATAAACTGCTGAAATGCCGCCTTGATCAAGGAGCATATTGTAGCCAGCAATCGCCGACCCTCTAGCAAGCGTAAGGTTAAAGTCTAAATCAATAGGGAGTACAACTGGTCCCCTGTAAGTTGTATCAATTCCTGTAAAATCAAATGTGACTTTTTGATTTATTGGACCATTGACCACACTTGTAACAACAAACGTTCCGTTTGGATCAGGATCTGGACTTGTGAATGCAAGTCCCTCCACCGTAATATTTTCACCAACTGCAAACCTGTGACCCTGTTCAGTCAATGGATCAAGGAATAATTCCATTACATTGGCAACAAGCTCTGCCCTTCGTATAGTAGTAGCTGTCTCTTATACACATCTCCGAGCCCACGAGACCGTACTAGATCTCGTATGCCGTCTTCTGCTTGAAAAAAAAAA